GTCCACCGCCAACGGCGAGGGCAACGAGTACCACCGCCGCTACCTCGCGGCCGTCCTCGGCGAGGGCGAGTTCACCGCGCACTTCTTCGCGTGGTGGCAGCACGCCGAGTATCGCCGCGCCTGGAAGCGGGGCGCGCCGGATCCCTCGGCGGCCGAGCGCGAGATGATGGCGCGCTTCGGGCTCGACCTCGAGCAGCTCGCCTTCTGGCGCACGGTCGTCGCCGAGTACGGCGAGGATCTGGCGAAGCAGGAATACCCGGCGACGTGGCAGGAGAGCTTCCTCTCGAGCGGCCGGGGCATCTTCTCGAGGGCCTCGCTGCTCGCGCTCGAGGCGATCCACGGGCGCAAGCCCGAGAAGCTCGAGCGCGAGGGCGACAACCAGCTCGCGATCTACGCCGCGCCGCGGCGGGGCCGCACCTACGTCGCCGGGGCCGACACGTCGGAAGGCGTCGTCGGAGGCGACTACCAGGACGTCCGCGTCCTCGACTTCCGGACGCTCGAGGAGGTCGCGCACCTGCGCGGGCGCTGGCCGATCGACGTCTTCGCGCGCAAGCTCTCGGCGCTGGTGCTGGCCTATCAGGCCTTCACAGCGGTCGAGGTGAACAACCACGGGCACGCCGTGATGGAGCACCTCCTGCACGGCCAGGACTCGCTGCGGATCCCGCGCGAGCTGCTCTACCACCGCCGCGCCTACGACCAGTACGGCAAGGCGAAGCGGAAGCCCGGCTGGGAGACCAGCGGGAAGACGAAGCCGATCCTCGTCGCCGACCTCGAGGAGCTGATCCGCCGCCGGCAGCTCCCGATGCGCGACGCCACGTTCTACGCCGAGGCGCGCGCCTTCGCGCACCTCGAAGACGGCTCGATGGGAGCGCCTCTCGGCACCCACGACGACAGCGTCATCTCGACCGGTCTCGCGATCCAGGCCCGCAAGCGGCGCTTGGGCGAGATCGGTCCCAGCAACACCCGGCTCGTCGCCGGCGTGTAGGAGACTTCCCGATGCCCGCCGCAACCGTCCTGCGCCAGCGCGTGATCGACATCCCCAGCGACGGGCAGCTCTTCGAGGAGATCACCCAGGTCACGCTCCCGGCGACCAGCCCGGGCACGTTCACGACGCAGCTCGCCTCGATCGACGGCATCGTCGTCGGCGTCGGCCACACGGCCGAAGTCGCGACAGCCTGGTCGGTCTCGGGGAGCACGGTCTCGATCGCCTTCCCGGCGGCCGGGCAGAACCGGAACGCGATCATCCGGGCCCTCGGGCGCCGCGTCTAGCGAGTGCTTCGCTGCTCTCGGAAGCGCTGGCTCCGACGGCATCCGCTGACGCATCACGTCTGGATCGGCGGTCGCTGGATGTCGGAGCTCCGCGCGGTGCGGCTCGGGCTGCTCTGATGCAACGCACGACGGGGGCATCGTGGCAGCGCTGAACGCCCCCGACTCGCTCAAGGTCGCCACGCTCAACGCCAAGCACGAGGGCTACCGCGCGAAGGGCTGGGGCGAACTCTGGGCGCTCTACGCCGGCGGCCAAGCCTTCGACGCCGACAAGTTCATCCGCGAGCGCCGCAGCGAGCCGCTCGAGATCCTGAACGAGCGCCGCGAGCGGGCGTTCTACCTCGGCTACATGGGCGAGATCGTCGACCTCTTCGCGTCGAACCTCTTCCTGAAGCCGCTCGAGATCACCCCGAAGCGCGGCGAGAAGGCCTTCTGGGAGGCGTTCGCGAAGAACGTCGACACCCGGAACACGCACCTCTCCGCCTTCATGCTCGAGCGCTGGGTCCGCGCACTCGTCCAGCGCTTCGCCTACACCTGGATCGACCTCCCGAAGGCGCCCGAGGGCGCTACGCCGACGACGCTGCGCGATCAGGACGACATGGGCCTCCGGCAGGCCTACTTGATCCCCGTCAACGCCGACGAGGTCTTCGACTCGCGCTGCGACGACGCGGGGCTGCTCGAGTGGGCGATCGTCCACAAGGAGAAGATCCAGCGCCCGAGCCCGTTTTCGCTCGAGCGCTCGAAGCTGCACCGCTGGACGATCCTGCACCGCGAGGGCATCGCGACCTACGTCGCCGAGGAGAAGCTCGAGCAGCGCGACGGCGGCTGGAAGGCCACCGGCAAGCTCGAGAACGAGCACGCGCAGCTCGAGTCGGACATCCCGAATCCCTGCGGCGGTCGCGTCCCGCTCGCCCGGATCTGCCTGCCCGAGGCGCTCTGCATCGGCGACAAGCTCGACGGCATCCAGCGCCACCTGACCGAGATGGACAACGCGATCTCGTGGCAGCAGTTCATGTCGCTGTTCGCGATGCCGGTCGTGAAGAGCGCGAAGCAGTTCAATCAGGCGGTCGGCGAGTCCTACTTCATCCAGCTCGACCCCGAGGACGAGTTCACCTGGTCGGAGCCCGCCGGGACGGCGCTCAAGGCCTCGATGGATCGCCGCGAGTCCCTGAAGGACGAGATGTTCCGGATCGCGCACCAGATGGCGCAGTCGGTCCAGTCGAACGCGGAGACCGCGGCGCGCAGCGGCGAATCGAAGCGGCGCGATCGCACTCCGACCGAGATCGTCCTCGACGCGCTCGGCGATCTGGCGCGGCAGCACGCCCGCGAGGTCGCCCGACTGGTCGCGCTCTCGCGCGGTGAGCCCGACGACGACATCGACGTCGCAGGCTGCGACGAGTTCGACCTCGAGGACGACGCGAACCACCTCGACGACGAGCTGAAGTTCAACGCGCTCGCGATCCCGAGCAAGACCCTCGCCACGCTGCGCGCCCAGCGCACCGTGCGGCGACGCTACCCCGACTTCTCGCCGGCCGATCTCAAGAAGATCGACGCCGAGATCATCGAAGGCACCACGGCACCGGACCCGGCCGAAGAGCCGGGCGATCTGGAAGAGCCGCCCACCCGAGGGCGGAACAAGCGCGACGACGCGGAATAGCGTCGCGCCGCCGAGCATCGGGGCACCTGCACCGGACAGGGTTCAAGCCGGGCACCGCGCTAGACGCGCGAGGAGGTCATCGTGGCACTCGGAGAGGACGACCTGAAGCAGGTCTCGAGCAAGGTCGCCGAAATCTTGAAGGAGACGCTCGCGAGCGACGACTTCAAGAAGGCGCTCGGCGGCGTCGTGCGACCGATCGTGGTCGGCGTCGTGCAGGCCGAGACGAAGACCATCGTCGAGAAGAACGAGGAACTCGCCGGCAAGCTCGGCGAGCTCGACACCGCGCTCCAAGAGGCGGCGACGAAGGGCGGCGAACCCGGCAGCAAGGGCGGCAAGCAGAAGGACGACGAGTCCGAAGAGCTGAAGGCCCTGCGCGCGAAGCTCGATTCGATGGTGAAGAAGGACCAGGAGCGCGAAGCCGCGCGCCTGAAGGAGCGAGAAGAAGCGAAGCGAGCCGCACGTAAGGCGCGCTTCGTGGAAGCGGCCAGCGGCCTCGAGATGCTCGGCATCCCGCAGGCGTGGGCCTTCCTCGAGGGCCAGCTCGAAGACGGCGAATCGGACGACGTTCTGGTTCGGGTCAAGCGAGACGGCTACGAGGAGAAGCTCCCCTTGAAGGCGTTCCTCTCGGACGAGTTCCCGAAGACCGAGGACGGGAAGATCCACTACCGCGCCAAGGGCGGCGGCGGCAGTGGTGGCAAGCAGTGGAGCGACGGTGGCGGCGCCGGAGGTTCCGGCGGCAAGCAGGCGGACGTCGGAGGTCTGCTCGACTCGGTCGGGTGGGGCTCGGGCGGCGCCGCGTAGTAGGGCCACGGCTCGGCTGCTCGCTTGATCCCGCTCGCCTAGACGCGAAGCGGAAGGAGAACTCTCTATGGCGGCCAACGCCAACCTCGCAGCCGTCTCGAACGCGCTGAGCCAGACCTACGAGTCGCAGATCGTGCGGCAGATCAACCGCGAGGCGGCCACGCTTCGCTTCCTGCCGAAGAAGTTCGGCGCCGGCAAGAACGTCGCGTGGGACACCGAGTTCGACGGTGCGCTCGCGGCCTCCTACGCCGACGGCGCGGACGTCGCAGACGGTGATTTCGGCGTGGACGACAACCTGCCGGCGACCCTGCCGTGGGGCCTCTATCGCGCACCGTTCCGCGCGACGGGCCTCGCGATCGCGGCGGCCGGCTCGAGCCACAGCCCCGACACGCTGAAGAACCTCTTCGAGGAGAAGATGTTCGGCGCCGTGTCGAAGCTCGGTAGCGTCGTCAACACGGCGCTCTTCACGGGCACGGGCGCGAACTCGATCCTGGGCCTCCTGGCGGCGAACGGCCCGCTCGACTCGGTCGGCACCTACGCGGGCATCGACCGCGCGGTGCAGACCGGCTGGGCGGGGAACAAGCTCGCGAACGGCGGCACGCCGCGCGCGGTCTCGTTCGACCTCCTGCGCGCCCTGATCCGCTCGATCTTCACCCGCCAGGGCGGCTACCCGGACATCCTGATCACCGACCCGCTCACGTTCGACCGGATCGCCGCGCTGTTCGACACGAACCGGCGCTGGATGGACTCGGTCACGACCGCGGCCGGCGAGATCAAGCTCCGCGGTGGCGAGCGCGCGCTCGACTTCGACGGCATCCCGATCATGCGCGACAAGGACTGCACGGCCGGCAACGTGATCGCGATCAACACGCAGCACGTCGAGGTCCGCTTCCTGCCGACCTACCCGTCGCAGGCGGCCAGCGGTCCGAACGGCACCTTCGAGATCCACGACGACATGGGTCGCGTCTCGGGCCTGCCGGCGCGTATCGAGATGCTCGGCAAGACCGGCGACACCGAGAAGGCCTACGCGAAGGTCTACGTCCAGGTCCGGAACAACCGCCCGAACTCGTGCGGCTGGCTCACGGATCTCCTGACGTCGTAGCAGCAACCCAGGGCGAGAGGGGCCGCTCGGCGCTCACGTCGGCGCGGCCCTTCTCTTCCCCTGTTCACCGAAGGAGAACACATGGCAGTTGTGACCTCGTCCGCCGAAACCGAGACCCCTGCCGTCGTCGATGGCGCCGGCGCGAAAGACCCGAAGTCGAAGCGCGGCGCGGGGGTCGAGGCCGTGGCGGATGCCGTCAACTCGAGCGAGAGCGGCGCCGCGGAGATCGTCGAGCCGATCCGCGAGGCCGAGCCCGACGTCGAGGGCGTCGTGCGCCGTTTCGACGTCTGGGAGAACTCGGGCAACGGCCCGACGCGGATCCTGGGCGACTGCATCATCTACGCGCCCGAGCGGATGCGGATTCCCGCCGGCAAGCGCGTGCGCCTGCCCCGCGGCTACCGGCAGGCCATCGGCGACGCAGCGCCGAACCACCTGAAGTTCATCGGCGAGGAATAGCGGGCCGTGGCGCTCACTGCGGAGCAGCGGCTCTACGTCTTCGAGATCCTCGACCTGCCGCCCGGCGGCGTCGGGATCGAGATCACGGGCACGCTTGGCCACGCGAGCGCCTACGAGCGGGAGTCCTTCGGCACGCCGACGTCGGCGGTCGACGAGCTGCTCGCGCTGCTCACTGCGGAGCAGGAGGCGATCGTCTCGGACCTCGTCGAGCAGTGGAAGCTCGTGCGGACGAGCGAAGTGATGCTGCACACGGCCGAGGACGTCGAGGGCGTCGTCGTCAGCCACGCGCAGAAGCGCGACCTGATCAAGCGGGCGCTCCTCGTCCACGTCCCGGTCTACCGAGAGGGCGAGCTGGTCGAGCGCCACGCGCGCGGAACGCCGTCGAACCGTCTCCTCCGCGCGTAGACGCTGCGCGCGAGGGAGGTGAGCCGTGGACGTGCTCGCCTCTCGTCTCACGCACGAGCACGCCAAGGAGATCGCGAGCCTCGAGATCGGCGAGCTGCGCAAGCTCCGCCGCGTCTACGAAGAGGCCCGCCTCGAGCTGCTCGGTCGCCTGACCCAGCTCGGGCAGTCGAGCCGCTCCGACACCTTCACCGCGCAGCACCTGCGCGGCGCTCTCGCCCAGGTCCAGGCGGGCGCGGCGACGATTACGAATAAGCTCGAGGGGGCGCACGAGACCGCGATCCTCTCGGCGGCCGACGATGGCGCCCGCCAGACGATCGACGAGATCGGCTTCTTCGAGCGCACGCGCGACTTCCGCGGGGCGTCCCTGGGCGCGATCCAGACCCAGGCGCTGCGGGCGGTGGCCGCGCAGAACGGCCTCCTCGCGCACCAGTTCGCGACGTCGCTCAACACCTACGGAACCGAGCTACTCGGCGACGTCCAACGGCGCCTCGGCGTGCATATCGCGATGCGGAGCACCTGGGGCGCGATGTCGGCCGACATCGCCGGGCACCTCGAGGCGAGCGCCGTCGTCGGCGCGCGCTGGAAGGCCGAGCGGATCGTCCGCACCGAACTCCACAACGCGCTCGGCGCCGGGAACCATGCCGGGCTCGAGAGCGCGGCGCAGAAGCTGCCCGACCTGCTCCGGCAGTGGGACAGCACGAACGACCTCCGGCGCTGCCCGCGCTGCCTGAAGCTCCACGGCCAGCAGGTCGCCGTCGACAAGCCGTTCCTCCTGGGCGGTCTGCCGATCATGCGGCCCCCGCTGCACCCGAACGACCGGTGCCGCGTGACACCGTTCCGCAAGGCGTGGCTCGAACTCGACCAGGCGGAACCGCCCGAGATCCAGGTCGAGGTCACGCCGCAGCGCGCGCGCGCGACCATCCGGCGGGTCGTCCCCGACGCCAGCGCGGCCGATGTGATCGCGGCGAAGGCGGCCTACCGGAAGGCGCTGCTCGATACGCCGACCGACGCCGCGGCGCTCGAGGAGGCCAGCAGCGCACTGCGCACGACGCTCCTCGGCTTCCACAAGCGGAAGCTCTCGGGCCAGATGCTCGCCGACACGGTCGCGGGCGATCTCGAGGCCACGCTCACGTCCGCCCAGGCGGCGCTCGCGAAGGCGCGCACCGCCGCGGCGAAGGAACTCGCGTTCTCGCGCAAGAGTCTCGCCGAGGCGGTCGAGAAGGCCGCCGGCGAGATCCCCGAAGCGAACGTCGCGATGCTCACCACCAAGGCGCGGCGACTCGCGCAGCTCGAGGGCAAGGTCGGCGACGACCTCGAGGCGGCGATCGCGACCGCGATCGAGGACGCAAAGTCCGCAGCGCTCGAGAAGTACGCGACGAAGGTCGCCGCGGCCGGCACAGAGGTCTTGCAACAGACTTCTGCGTACGTCGCAGCAAATGACCTCGCGGTTGCCGAGGCGGCCGTCACGAAGGCGGCGACGACGCACGGGCGGCTCCTGGGACTGAAGGGCGACGCGCTGAAGGCGCACGTCGTGTCGGCGATCGAGGGGGCCCAGAAGCTCCGGAAGGTCGCGCTCGTCACGGCCGAGGCGCAGCAGGCGCAGGCCGTGCTCCTGGCAGCCGCCGATAACCCGCTGGCGGCGAAGAAGACGCTCGAGTCGCTGAAGTATCAGGACGAAGTTCTGACGGCGCTCGGTCTCAAGCGCAAGTCGCTCGAACACGACATCGACTTCGCGCTGAAGTGGAAGCGCGACACGCTGCTCGACCAGTACGCGGAGAAGGCCGTCGAGGTCGCTGCGGGCACGTTCGACGCGGCCGAGCACGCCGCACTGCTCGGTCAATTCAAGGACATCGTCGAGGCGATCGACCCGGACAAGCTCCACGTCGATATGTACCTCGCCGAGATCCAGAAGCGCGCGACGAAGGCCGTTGACCAGTGGAAGGCGAGCCTCCAGTGGCCGACCACGCAGAGCGGTGCGCCGGACTCGCTGACGATGCCGAACGGCTCGGTCGCGAAGAAGGTCGCGAACAGCTCGGGCAGCAACGCGGGCGGCTTCTACCAGACCGCCGACGGCGACGCGTACTTCGTCAAGTTCCCGAGCAGTGTCGGCCAGGTCAGCGCCGAGAAGGCGACAGCCGACCTCGCGGCAATGATGGGCCTGCCGAAGAAGGACTACATCGCGTTTCCCGTCGGCACGAAGCACGTCGGGATCGCGAGTCCGAAGATCAAGTTCTCCGAGCTGAACGGCTCGAAGCTCGCAGGCTGGGCCGACCAGGACGAGCTGGCGCGGCACTTCCTGCACGCCGCTTGGACGCGGAACTGGGACGTCGTCGGCCTCGGCCACGACAACCTCGTCGAGCACGGCGGCAAGCTACTCGGCGTCGACTACGGCGGCTCGCTGCTCTGGCGCGCGCAGGGCGCTCTGAAGAGCGACGCGATGCCGAAGATCGTCGGCGAGCTCGACACGCTGCGCGACTCCGCGAAGAACGCGCAGACGGCGAGCGTCTTCGGGCACCTCACCGACGAGCACCTCGCGCGCACGATCAAGGCGTCGCTCTCGAAGCTCGACGACGACATCATCGAGCAGTCGATCGCCGCCGGGAAGTTCACCGACGCGGACCGCGCGGTGATCACGAAGGGCCTCCTCGAGCGTAAGCAGTGGCTCGACGAGTGGGCCGACGACGTCCTCGAGAAGCTCGCGCCCGAGGCCACGGTCAAGGATCTCCTCGCGAAGCTCCCGCACGATCCGGACGGGATCCTGATTTTTCAGACGGGCAGCGGCGGTGCCTCGCCGGACTCGCTCCGGAAGACCTACCGCGACGCGCTCGCGGGCGGCGCCGGCGCGCAGGCGAAGATCGGCCGCCGCCTCTGGGGTGGCACGCCGCAGCTCCACGCGAACCAAGACGCCGGCGGGCGATTCCTGATCGCTGCCTGGAAGCAGAACCCGGACCTCGTGCGCGCCGAGCTGAAGGGCGACGCCTGGGCCGAAGCGATGAAGCCCGTTCTCGACACACTCGAGCAGCACGGCTCGAAGATCGGCAGCCCGGAGCAGTTGCTCCACCAGATCAAGGTCGCCGAGGTCGCAACGAAGCACGCGGCCGAGAAGGCGGCAAAGGAGGCCGCGGCGAAGGCCGCCGCTGCGAAGGCCGCGTGGGAGGCAAAGCACGCGGGCTACGTCGCGGCGAAGGCTGCGTTCGACCAGGACCTTGCGACGTGGCAGGCCCAGCACGACGCGCTCTACGCGAGGGCACCGGCGAAGACCACGAAGACCGGTCAACTCAGCGCGGCCTACAAGAAGCAGCTCGGAAAGTGGGCTGACGAGTTCGCGAAGTCGAAGGACGTCGCGGTGCGCACGACTGCACAGGCGGCGCGCGACACCTGGCAAGAGGCCGCTGAGCGAATCGACGGCGAGATCGCCGGCTTCGACGCGCGCATCGCCGAGATCAACGCGCTCTCCTACAAGCCGTGGTCGATCCGCAGCGAGCTGAAGGGCCTGAAACAGCGCAAGAGCCTGCGCGTTGCGCAGCGCCACGAAGCAGAAATCGAGTTCCGGAAGGCGATCGAAGGACTCGTCGAGGCGAAGCTCCCGGCAAAGCCGGTGCCGCCGACGGCGCCGCCCGGACTCGGGGGCGTGCCGCGTCCCGCGCGGTTCCACGTCAACGCGACGCCGGATGCAACGCCGGACGCGGGGCACCCGGAGTGGCAGACGCGTGTCACCGAGATGCGACAGATCGGCGCCGAACTCGGCATGTCGCCAGCGGACGTCTCCCGCGACATCGACGCGCTCCAGGAAGCGATCCAGGCGTGGAAGGGATCCGCAGCCGGCATCCGACGGGCGCAGGGCCACCGGTTCAAGGGCCTGACCGACGAAGAGATCCTCGCGAAGGGCGTGACCCCCTCGAGTCTCAAGCACGCGAACGCGTTCAACTCCCCGCTGTGGAAGCGCGCGACCGCGCACGAGGGCGAGCTGTGGCGCGGAGAGTCGTGGACCGACAACGCCGGCGACGCAGGTGGCCGCACTGCCGCAGGGAATCGCCAGTGGCTGAAGGACTTCCTCGCGGCCAACGAAGGCGGCGAGTGGACCTGGCCCTACGGCGCCGGTTGGGCCACGAACAACGGGTTCAAGGGCAAGGGCTACGGCGGCAACTTCGACATCCAGTATCACATCGTGGGTGGCAAGACGTCGGCCCGGTCCTTCATGAAGTACGGGAGCCATCGCCACGAGCGAGAGCTGCAGACCCCTGCGGGGGTCAAGTTCCGCATCCTGGGCTACCGTTGGTTCGACCGTCCGAACGAGCACGGCCACCAGGTGCAAATCGACCTGGTCGAGGTGTTCGAGGACGGGACCGCGGGGACGGACTGATGGGTGACACCACGCCCTTCGACTCCACGATCTTCGATGAGATGGACGCGGCCGCGACGCCGGCGCCGCCCGGATCGCCTCGGTCTGGCTCCTCGAATACGGAAGAGATGGCGCGCCGGAGCGCGATCCTTCAGCCGCAGCGCGACCCGAACGAGATTCGCGCCTCGTACGACTTACCGCCGCTCGAGGGCGAAGCGCTCGCTGACTGGCTGCAGGGTCAGACCGGCTGACGCCTCCGCGCGCCGCGACCCGGTGCGGCGCATGCGGCCGAGAGGTCGCGCAGGGCGCGCTGCGATGTTCGCACTGCGGCGCCGCGTTCGTCGGCTCAAAGCGAGTCGATCGAATCGCGCTCGATGTCGAGAGCCACGGTGCGCGAATCGTGCTGAGCTTGGGGGTGGACGATGGCGACGCCTCCGCCCCGCGACCTGTTCACGAACCTGACACCAACGATTGACGCCGCGCGGAGCGTGATCGCAAGCCTCGGGCTGCGCACCTACCGCTGCTTCCTGATCGTCGAGCGCTTCGCCGAGCAGCGCGGCGTCGGCGGCGAGCCCGAGCGCACCCTGGTCGAGATCGTCCCCGCGCCGGCGATCCGCTTCCTCTCGGCGTCGCGCGTCGCGATGTCGGGCGGGGCCTTCGAGTCCGGCGCCGTCGAGGCGACGAAGATCACGCGCACGCTCTCGGACGCCCAGCTCCTCGGGCAGACCGAGTCGGGCGACGAGCGCGATCGCAAGGAGCGCTTCTCGTGGGGCCTCGTGCCGCGCGGGCAGCAGCTCGTGCACCTCTACAAGCCGGCGAGCGTCCCCGTGCTCGAGCCGCTCGGCTGGAAACTGATGCTCAACCCGGTGAACCGCTCCTTCCAGGCCACGCTGCTCGATCGGTAGAGGGGAGGGCGCGCGATGGGCCGCTACATTGTCGAAGTCTCGTCCCCCGAAGAGGCCTTCAAGCGCCAGGAGCGAACCGAGCGCCGCATCCAGACCGTCGGGATAGAGCGCGCGCAGCTCGACTCGGCGCTGGCCCTGCGGAAGGCCCTGCACGACGACACCGAGGCCGCGGGCCTCGTCGACACGGGCCTCCTCGCCTCAAGCTGGACGCATCGCAAGACGGGGCGCGGCTACGAGGTCGAGAACAACGCACCGTATGCGGGACCGCGAACCGAACTCGGCGCGCGCCCGTTCACGCCGCCGCTCCAGCCGCTGATCGACTGGGCCGAGCGCAGCGCCGCGAGGCTCGGGTTCGCGAGCGGCCGTAAGCGCTTCAGGGGCCGAGCGTCGCTCTCGAACGAACAGCGCCAGGTGGCGCAGCAGATCGCTCGGGCGATCCAGAAGCGCTACCAGCGCGAAGGCATCCGCCCCCGGTACATGACCCGCAACCGCATCCCCTACGCGGTGAAGATGCTCCGGCGCTCGATCGAGGAGTTCATCGAGCGCGCTGCATCCGGGCGAGGCTGACGTGGACATCACGTCGACGATGATCCGCACGCTCGCGGACCACTTCCGGGCGCCGCTCCCCGCCGCCTTCGCGGGCCGCCCGAGCGTCGCAGACCTGCTCGGCAAGCCGATCGCGGAGGGCTGGGAGAGTCTCGAGGCGAACCTCGTCTATCCGGCGATCGCCATCGACGCACCGGTGGCCGGCGAGCGCGAGGCGCACGCGCCGATCGCTCTCGCGCTGCTCGAGGTCGCAGGCCACCCCGAGCAGGTGGACATCGTCGCGAGCGTCGCCTCGGTCACGCAGACGCTGATGATCGACATCTTCGCCGACTCGCAGGCATCGCGCGCCGAGGTGCTCGAGGCGCTCGAGACGAGCTTCGCGGTCGGCATGCTCGAGGACGAGAGCCACCTCTGCCTGCCGGTGGGCCACCAGCGCATCGGCTTCCGCCGCAAGGCGGCGCCGCGCTTCACCGACTCGACCCGCGGCGTCAGCGGCGACGAGTGGCGGGCGATCCTCGA